TCTGCTCTGTTTTTAATCCATACAAAATCCGGACTAAATTCCAATCCGCTAATAGTTTGCGAGCTGCCAGTACCTGTAAAAGTTTTCGCCTCAAAGTAATCCGAACCATCGGCAACCGTCGGGGTCGGGAGCAGTGCGCTGCATAACGGGGAAAATCCGCTTGGGGCGCTGTAGGCCCAACTTCTTTGCCCAAAGTTCCAGGATATTGACGAGCTTATGTAGGAAGCTACGGCAAACATCCACGTCGCATCTGCAGTCAACGATGTTGCCGTTGAACCTTGCTGCGTGCCATTTTTGTAAAAAGTGACCGTTCTATTGTCAACGTCTAAGGCGATTCCGACTGTATCGCCAGCACTAACTGAGGCAGGCGCTGAATCTATAACACTTCCATTGTTGTAAATGTTTCCGTTTGAAAAATACCCCCATCCCGTTGCATAAAAACCTAAGCTTGTTGTGTATGGAGACACAAAATTTTCAGAGACATTGCCCATAACCCCGACATAAAAATCACCATTTTTTGCGGTGCAAGTTGCTTCTGCATACCATTTACCACTAGAGACACCGATTGTAGAAAACGCGAGCTTATTTCCATGGGTTTCGGTACTCGCCGTATAATCAAGATTTCCATTTGACAAAGTAACATTACTGCCTTTTATCAAAGGGTTGAGTGTCGCGTAGTTTCCGCTGACTTCTCCGCCCGCCCCAGTGTCTGACTGCGATCCGTTCGTTGGCGCGTCAAACAAGCTATCAAGAATGTCCCCTCCTGGGTCTTGGGCAAACGCCATGTAGACATAAGTTTTGCCGCTGACGTTGTAAGTAGACAGGCTCCCGCTTGCTTCTACGTCGAAACCAGTGTCGTCATAATTAACGTACTGGGTGCTGTTTGTGCTTTCTGCACTTGACCCTTCTGCATAAAGACGTTTCTGAAATTGACCGCCAGAATCACGTGTTGAGTCGTAAATACGCCAACCCGATTGAACATCTACTCCCTTCACCATAAGGAATGCAGGCTTGAAGCCTAGGTCAACACGAGGTCCGCTCCCACTGGTGTTGCCGTTGCCAGTGTACGATCCAAATTTAGAAAATCCAGAAATTGGCCGCCAGGCGTATAAAATTGACCCTGGAGATTGACTGCTATTCCAACCATAATCAGAGCCTAAAGTGATAACTGAATTAGAAGGTGCAGTGTCGTTGGCTATGTATTGGGTATCTGTTTCTGCCGCGTCTGAGTTTAATTTTAAAAATTTAGTTGCGCCAGTATTATGAGACTTAAACCAAACCCACCAAGCATCACCGCCTCCACGGTTCTTACCTATGACAAGCTCAGGTGCGCTGGAAAGCCCGTGACCCACGGTCGCACCAGATGTTGCGTTTCCAAGGAATTGGATGACGGAAAAACCATACGTGTCATTTGCACTCACATTGGCTGTGATTGAGCCATCCGTATTAGAAGATGCCGTGCCACCTGCTTTCCAGCACCAAGCGACGTAAGTTCCACTGCTTTGGTTGACGTTCGTAGCCCCCTCACCATTTGCGCCAAGATTAAAACCGTTAGACGTAAATCCACTTAATGATGTCAGATGCGTTTCTTCAGCACTGGTGCCATTAGAAAGCAAATGCTTGCCAGCTCCTCTCGCCGAATCAAACAGTCGATGACTTGAGCCTGCATTCCTTACCTTGATCCACACAAGATCTGGCTGAAACGCTAGAGATGTAATTGACTGGGAGCTGCCTGTACCAGAATAGGTAACTGCTTTGAATCCCTTAGAATTGGTGTCAACAGACGCAACAAGGTTGTTGACAGTAAACGTATTTGAGTTGCCGCTGCTGTCCGTTCCAAGCGCAGCGTTGCTGCTGTTGTCGGAGAGGTCGAGGTGAAATCCGTTCGTTCCGTATGTTCCCGAATAAGCTGCAGCTTGCCAAACACCATTATCATCAAACGCCCCAAATGATGTGGCATCAAGCGCAGAGCCGTCAATCAAATAGATGTCTGCGAGATACCCATTTAGATAAAACGCTGACTGGCCCGACCTTCCACCAATAAAATGCGCACAGGCTTTATTGACCGACAGGTCGCTGTTTTGAGGTGGATACGTTGCTGTCCTAAAATCAGTAACTTGTGAGCCATTTATGTACAACTTAATTCTATTTGCTGCTGTCGATTGAGTCGTGTCTACAGCTACAACAATATGCATCCACGCAGAAAAATCGCGAAAAACTTGTGTGGTTTTTAGGTTGTAATTTACCCCGCCTGTTCTTATGTAAAGGCGAAGCAAGTCCGTGCCGTCATCATCGGTGTATAATGTTGTGTAATCAGATGAGTTGTTAGCGTCAAAAATAGCTTGGTAAACATTAGTAGCAGATGAATTCGTCTTTTTATACCAACACGAAAACGTAAAGGTTTTGCTGTTGCTAGCAGATGACGGAGTTCTTGACAGACGCGCCGAATCTTCTCGGTTAAAACGTAGTGATTTAGTTGCTACATCAGCAGCCGCAGCAGCAGCAGCAGTCTGAAAAAACAGAGGACTTGCAGACCCAGGAATACTCATGAGACGTTCAGCAGCGAAGTGACCGTAATACGGGTCGAGCTTTCCACATAGTAGGCAAGAACATCAACAGCACTAGCCGTTGTCGTCAATGTCGGTGCCGTTCCACCGGCAAACTTATATACCGAGTTATACGCAAGCGTCCTGCTGCCTGTGCTGTCCTGAGTGACCACAATCACACCAGACTGACCTGCAGTCACGTTGGTTGGAGCGCCTAGCGTCCGGTTGCCTGCAAGCGTCACCGTGAAGTTATTGCCAAGGCTCAAATCAACGGCAATCGTTGCCCCATCGGTCAACGCAACAGGCGTTCCACGCTGTGCCTTTGTAAAACTTTGAGCAACAGCAAGGCCAGCCACAGTGGTCGTTGCATCAGGCAACGTGACGGTAACGTCAGAGGTGGGGTTACAGGTCAACGTCAGCTCATGATCGTCAGCAGATGTGCCCTCCATCACGATGTTGGCGTTAAACGTCGCAACACCTGTGAATGTTGAGGTTGAGTCAAACGTGGCAACACCAGTAACGTCTAAGGTGCCGGGGACATCGACATTGCTGGTGAACTCAACATCAGTGCCATTAGAAGCGGTCTGCAGCAGTTGACGAGCACTACCGTTCGCAAGCTTGCTGACTGCAATCTCTGCACTTGTGCTGATGTCTGCGTCTGCAATCGTTGCGTTCGCAATCATCGTGCTTGTAACCGTTCCGGTGTCACCAGTGGTTACGACGTTGCCCGTAACATCGGGGAACGTAATCGTGCGATCAGCAGTCGGGTTGGTGACTGTAATCGTGGTCTCGTTTGCATCGTCTGCAGAGCCCTCAAACGCCAGCACAGCGTTCTGACCCAGCAACACCGTTCCAGTAAACGTCGGGCTAGCAGCGCCGATCTTTTCAGAGTCAAGCTCTTGAATTGCAGCCTGAACGTCAGTGGCTGCAATGTTTCCGGTGGCAACAACTGAAATGTTTGCTGCAGTCTGACCAGCAATAGCGTTGGAAACGTCGATCAGCTGGAACGTTGATCCCGTGCCCAAAGAAATGAGCATGTCGGGTGGGGCCAAAGCTTCTGCTGGCGCGTTACCTGAACCAGTGCCACTCGTGTCAACAACAACGTAATAATTGAGGTTGCCAGAAGCAGGATCGGGCAGTGCCGCACCATTCGTAAAACCAGCAGCAGAGCCAGCAGTCGTAACGCTGCTCAGCGTATTGCTGCTTGCGTCATACGTTCCAGCGTTAATCAGGTTGCCGCTGATAACCGTAATTGGTAGGAATGATGTTCCTGTATAGATGTAAAGATCTTCGTTCTTCTCGTCAAAAAAGAACTGACCCTTGAAGTCACCATCAGGGAAGGTGACGATGTTATCGGTAGCGCCAGCACCGCCAAACTTGGTGACGGAAGAATCGGCAAGTTTCGCTGCAGTTACTGCATCTGAAGCGATGCGATCAGCTGGAATCGTGCCGCTTGTAATCTTTGACGCCGAAAGATCTGGAACGTCAGTCGCAGCAAGGGTGTCACCAGTCGTAACGTGACCTTGAGCGTCAATCGTTACCTTGGTAAAGGTGCCAGTCGAGACTGAGTTGCTGTGATCAAGGTTGCCGCTTGCGTCAACCTCTAGTCCCGTGCCAGGGATAATCGCACCTTTGGCAGAACTGGTCGCGACAGGCAAATCACTAGCTGCTAATGCGCGACCACCAGTAATCAGACCCTTAGCGCTATAGGTAACGACATGGTGCGTTGAGCTGGCCGTTACGTCGTTATCAACCTCAATAGTGTTGGAGTCCATGCGGAGTCCTTCACCGTTGACGATCACACCACCTTTGGCGCTGCTCGTCGCAACAGGAATATCACTGCCGTCAATCGTTCGATAAGTGACCGAACCACCAGCACTGGTAGGGCCAGCAAGAAACTGGTTGGCTGCAGACGTGTCGTTAATGACTGCTGCAATGGTGACGCTGCTGCCGCTTGTCGTTGCAGTGATGTCAACAACGCCGACAGTACTACCGCTAACGCTGTTAATTGAACCAGCAGCCTTCAGGCTTTGCCATGCACTGCCGTCCCAGCAATACAGGTTGTTGTCGTCCGTGTCTAAAGCAAGCTGACCTGTAAACGCTCCAGAGCTAGGCAGCGTTGTGACTAGATCAACCGTTGATTCGTTGGCAAGCTTTGCAGCCGTAATGCCGTCGTCAGCAACTTTTGCTGTTGTAATTGCAGCATCGGCAATGTCTGCTGTAGCAATACCGCCTGCAGCAAACAGAATTTTCGCGCCAGGTATCGTGTCGTCACTAATCAGGGTGACGCCATTAGCGACTAGATCGCCAACCGTCAGCTTTTTGGTTTCGCTGGCGCTGGTGTCTACAACAGCAACCAAGTCGCCAGTGGCGAGAGCGGAGCCAGTGAGCGCATTAAGCTCACTAATCTTTTTGTCAGCCATCGGCGGAGGCTCCTAGATTACTCGTCACTGTCTAGATCCAGGCTAGCAGTGTCGTCTTGATCAAGTACGACCTCATCGCCGCTCTCTGTAAGCGTAGTGTCAGCGGTTTCAAGGTCCATGCGCAGCTGAATTTCTCCAGTCGTGATGAAATCAGCAGTTATCTGCACTGTGTTGTCTGGAGCAAACTGGACAGCAGCTGCAGTTATGATTCCGTTTGCTTGATACCAGATCTCATCATCTGATCGAGCTGTGACACCACTTGGGTTGTAATCTTTGACCTTAAGATAAAACCGGCCTTCAAAATTACTGCCAACCTGCGTTCTCAACGCAAGCTCCATCATGTAGTTAGGCAGCTCATTAGTCGTGTCTCCGGTGTATTCCCAAAAAGCACTGATCCTTCCAGAGCCGGAAATCAACGTGTTGACTCTTTGTCTAAACTCGTCCGACAAGGTTGTTGTGTCAACAGTCTCCCTCTCAGTGTTGATCTCAAAGCTGTTGACTTGAGCAATTACTCGATAACTTGCGTTCTCAACTTTGACCTCAATGGGGATGTCGTTGCCAGGAGCAGCAAGCGTAGTTGCGTTTGACGAGCCACCGCCAACCGCGTTGGCATAGGAGTCATAAAGCCTGATGCCATCCAGCTCATCGACGTAAATAAACTTTTTTACGCTTGAATCTGTATAGCTGTCGATAAAATCAAGAGCACTATCGTCTGTGCTAGTGATCTCAATTTGGTCGCCAGTCAGCAGCTGGCCGTGCTCAAAATCAAAGCTAAATCGCTTTGCAGTCGCATTTACATCGTCAGGCTTAATTGTCGAAGACAACGTGCCGCCGTTAAACTTCCGTTGCAGCTCAACCTTGCCGTGCGTTCCAAGATATACCGTCATGAGATTGTTACGGTAGCCAGTGCTCCAGTGCCCTGGAACGCAATCTCGGCACGGACAATGTCACCAGTTGCCGCTCCAATCGAAGCACTGGTGATGTAAGCGGTCAGCTTGATGTCGTTGTTATCCGTTCCATCAACCCAACGAAAGGTCAGCTCAACGGTGTCGCTGCTGCTAACGCCATCAGTGCCTGTCTTGTAAAGCTTGTTGAGAATGTTTGTTGTGTTGAAATTGTCGTCGTCGTCTTTGTAATACAACAAGGTTGCGCTGCCGCTATAGCCAGCAACACCCGGCGAATAGCTGCGAATATGTTCGTTCAGCGTTGTCGTCTCGAGCGTTTCGAGGTTTGACGACAGCTGAAAATTAACGACCTTGGCAAGGGTCGTCCCACCGAGCTGCATAACGCCATCTCTGCCGGTGTAGACCTTTGCCATCAGATCACGCCAATCAGATTCACTGTAACAGTGCT